TTGCTTGCAGACGGAACAGTGGTAAGCACTACAGGAGCAGGTATTTCGTTCCCACAAAATCCTCAAGTTGGCGATTACTTCTTGCGTATCGACTACTTGCCACAGTTACTATTCCGTTGGGACGGTAGAGTTTGGGTAAGAATCTCTGAGAATGTAAGAACAGAAACTGGATTTGCTGATGCAACGAACCAATCATTGTTGTCTAGCTTTATTAATGATCCTAATGAAATCTATCTAAATAATACAGGAACCAGAGTTCCTGAGGCTCAGCCACTTTCATCTGTATTGAAAGTAAAACCTGATACTCTCCCACCGCAGTAAATGAGATAACATGGCACAGTTCTTCTACGATAATCAGATCCGCAGATATTTGATTCAATTCGCAAAAATATTCAGTAATTGGTCTGTTACCAGAGGCAAAGATCCTAACGGAAATGACATTCTCATGCGTGTACCTATTATGTACGGGGATAGTAGTCGCCAAGCTGCAACTATTATTGCTAATAACAGTGCAAGCAACTTACCTTCTGCACCTATGATTTCTTATTATATCAGCGGTCTTGAATACAATCAAAGATGGACACAAGATCCTACCTTCGTCGATAGAGTTAATGTAAGACAACGTGCCTACAATAAAGAAACACAGACATATGAAACTACACAGGGACAAGCATTTACAATTGAACGCTTAATGCCTGTGCCTTACACACTAAGAGTTACGGTAGACTTTTGGACTACAAACTATCAGCAAAAGCTTGAGATTATTGAACAGTTAGGTACCTTATTTAACCCAGCACTTGAAATTCAAAGCACTGACAATTTCGTTGACTGGACTTCTTTGTCGGCAGTGTTTCAAGATGGCTTGACCTTTTCTAGTAGAAGTATTCCGCAAGGCACTGGTAACCCAATAGATATCATGACTTGGAAATTCTACATGCCTATTTGGTTAAGCACATCCTCAAAGTTAAAGAAGATGGGTGTCATTCACAAGGTTATTGCATCTATATTTAAAGGCACTGCATATCAAGATATTCAAGATGAAGATTTGTTGTTAGGCACTAGACAAAAGATTACTCCTTATGGATACAAAGTTTTGTTAATAGGGAATCAGCTTCAACTACTACCAGCAGATGAAGCATTCTACCCACCAAACGATTCACTTGAGCAGCCCATTAATCCTAATACTAGTTTGTATTGGTCAAGTTTGCTAAATGTTTATGGTGCAGTCAAGCCGGGGATCTCACAGATTTGGTTGCAGAATCCTCATATGCCTGAAGATATCGTGGGTACTATTGTCCCGAATCCAACCGATGATAGGTTCTTGATTTACAATATCGACCCTGATACATTACCACAAAATACTATGGCACCGGTTGATAGTGTGATTAACCCATTACTAACTGGACCTAATGCGGGTCTGCCAGGACCCATTCCAGGAAGAAGATATTTGATTGTTGAAGGTATAGGACATGCCGGAGACAGCACCGTGTCATGGGGGAACTTAGTTGCTAACGCAAATGATGTTATTGAATTTGACGGTGTCAGCGGTGAATGGTATGTTGCTTTCAACAGCCAAGCGTCTACTTCGGTTGATTTTGTAACTAATCTTACAACTAACATTCAATATCGATATGTAGATAACGAAGGCATGTGGGTCAAGTCTTACGAAGGCTGGTATGGTCAAGGTGACTACAGTATCGTTCTATGATCAATACTTCAGCCGGCGTGTTCTTTTACAGTGCTTCTACTAATCGTTATCTGTATCTACTGAGATCAGACTCTAAGAATCCTACATGGAGTATTCCTGGTGGTGGAATGGAAAAAGATGAAACTCTTTTAGAAGGTATCGAGCGAGAATGCAACGAAGAGATGGGGTTTTTTGATACTAATTGGAAATTGATTCCTATTCAAAAGTTTGTTAATCTAACTTTTACATATCACACATTCTTCTGTGAAGTATCAGAAGAATTTATTCCTAGATTAAATGATGAGCATGTAGGATATGCTTGGGTGGCAAACGGACAATATCCAAAGCCATTACACCCCGGATTATTCTCCACTGTTAATATCGATATTGTGATTGAGAAATTAAATTCTCTAATAAACCAGTAATTACATTCCTAGTAGTTTACTGATAGCAGGCCAACCTAGAGCACCTGCAAGTACGCCAGCACCAATTAACATCCATCTCCACTTTTCTAATGCTGAGACTTTCTTGTTAACTTCTGTGTGTTGCTGTTTGTTTTCTTCTTGAAAATCTCTGATTAGTCTGTGTGTTGTTTCCATATGGACATCAATATGATCGCGTAAGTCCTTCAGGTCAGTTTTTAAATCCCCAACCTTTTCATTGAGGTTTCCATACTGTACCTGAAGGACTGCGATTTCAGTCTCATTCTGTTTAAGTTTTTGAACTGTAGGAGTCTGAGACATTGCCTATACCTTAAGCGTTGCCGATTTGAACGATTGGATAAGGCTGTGCATTTCCATAAGAGAAATCACTGTACTGAGTCGAGTTAGCAGCAATTGCACTATTGAATGTAGTAAATGCGGGAGCCGCATTTTCTAGAACAATATTACCGCTAGCTACTGGACCTGAAGTTGCAGTGAACAACTCGCCAGTGTGATCGCTCAAGCTCTGAACCTTAACAGTTGCGGCGTTAGCATACGTTGCTGTGATAGTCATTGTGTTTGGCAACATCGCAGTATTTGCAACATTTGCTGTTAAGCACTGACCAACTAGGCCACTTGAGTCTTGTACGAGATACTTCTGCTTACCCTTCTGACGGACAATGAAGCCGGCTCTTGGAGTTGCATAGATATACGCAGAGTTTGCTACTAGTGCAGTTGCATTAGTTGCAAGAGTTATGATATCCTGCTTTGCGTATGATGTTGCATCTTCGTTAGTTAGAGCAACATTTGCTCCACCAGGCGTTGTTGAAACACTGAATGCTGTTGCGTTAGCAATAGTCTTAACGAAATAAATAGTACCAGCCGTTAGGTTACCGATATTAGCAGTAAGAGTGACTGGAAGATTTGCAGTTAAGCTTGTCGCAGCGCCAACAGTTGTCAAGAAGTTTCCTGTTGCAGTTGCGTTTGAGATCTCAATGTTAGGCTGAGCATTGCTGCTTACATAACCAAGTGTAGTAGGAACACCGTTTGCTGGAATATACTGAATTACAGAACTTGCAGCAGCAGTAGTAGCGAAGCTGGTTCCAACTCCACCTACTTTAGTGCTTGATGTCGATACTGAGTAGAGAGTACCTGCACCACTTACACCAAGTGCAACATTAGCAAGAACCTGTTTACCGTATAGTGAAGTGTCGCCACCAACTACTGAGTAAGTGTTTGCGTTTGTTGATGGCCATTGCGGACCATTTGGATTGTTGAAATACATGTCGACTGGTGCAACTGTTGCCTTAACAGTTACAGGTCCTGCGTTTGACATGCTTGGGCTAGTTTGTGGCTGTACACTCGGATCAGTTGATGCTACAGTGAATGTATGATTGCCCGTGATTGCCTTGATATAGTATACGACACCTGCAGTCAATCCACCTGTAGTGGTTGCCATTACGAATGGCATTCCTGCGATCACGCCAACTGTTGGTGCTGTAGTTAGATTATCTGTTACTGTAACTACACCAGCATTCGTCGTTGCTGTGACTGTTAGAACTGCTTGTGCTTTTGCGATTTTTAGAGGACGTCCCATTTGTTTTCTCCTTATAATATGTGGGTTCTAGCCACTACGCGGTGGGTAACCGCATAAAACTCTCACTATGAGAGTGTTCGAAGTATTTATCTTTTTTACGCAATTATAATGACTAACACAGGCTTAGTTTTGCGGGCCACCAGCAGCAGGAGTTGCTAATACACCAGTAGTACCTGTGTTGGGGTGCGCTGCGCCTAGTTCTGTAATAGTAAATGGTGCTGAAGTAGCAGTTACTCCGGTTACTTCCATAAAGGACACGATGTTGCCTTGACCTACGATAATACTGTTCTTTATTGTATTGGCAGGGATAATTGTGCTATTAGCATTAGCGACAGTGTATGCGACCCCGTATGGGCTGTATCTTGCTGTTGCTCCGCTAATTGCTACTGCGGCGTTTGCGGTCAATGTTAAACTTGTATTACTAGCAATTGCTTTTACAATTCCAACAGTATTTCCTGCTGTGTTGCCTATCCAGGCGCCAATGTTTAACTGTGATAAAAATGCAGTACCTGAACCGGTAACGACATTGCTATTAGTAGCGCAAGTAACTGTACCTGTCAATGCTACATTAGGAAAACTGGTTGTATAGTGAATAGGACTATCAGTAGTCGCTATCTGTATCTTATCTGTAGCAATATTTCCTGATGTTGCTACTGCTGAACTTGCTGTATATGCGTATGATGCCATTGTCGTATTCCTGTATTGTATTTATTCTTATAGCCTTCCAACCACCACTTCAATTACGCCTTCTGCGCCATCGAAGTCGGCGATGGCCTTTCCTATAACTGAACCTAATGAGGGGGCAGATGATGCTTTTGCGTAACCAAGACCAGCACTTACCATCATATCACCTTTACGGACTATCCCGCGCACCTTACAAGGTACACGTCCAGACAGTGCCACCGGAACAGCGTATTCGCAGTCTAGGTGAGCGTTCATTAAATATGCCGGAGTAGTTGAGATGACGCCGGCGACTCTAGTGGTTTCGTGTGAAGCCATTGTTACTTCTTTTTCTCCGCCAAATTCAACGACAGTGCCGCAAGAGTAGTCATGGTCTGCGCTATAATACTCTGCCAAGTCAGCATATGTTGCTTGTAACTTAGAACCTGTACTCAAAGTCCAGTTACCAGTAATTGTACCGGCCGTTGTGTTTGCCCCTGTAGTTAATGTTGTACCATAATGCGTTGCCGCACCAGTGCCAATCTGTACTGCACCTGTTAAAGTGCCGCTCAATGTTAGCGCAGTTAATGTACCAACTGATGTGATATTCGGCTGTGCTGCTGTGTATACAGTACCAGCGACTAATGCGTTTGCAACTTGACCTGATACATTAGCACCGGCAACTGAATTAGCAACTGCGGCATAACTTACCTGTCCACTTACATTTGCTCCTGCAACTGCATTGGCTGTCGTCGCATATGTGGCA